CCTTGCAAGTTACGTATATACTAGAGTTATTTATTCAATCATACGGTTTTGTTGACATAATTTACCGTTTTCTTGGTGCCTATATAGGTGACGTAAATACATGTATGCAATACAAGGACAGACCGTTATGTAAGGAGTGTAAAGAAAAGCCCAGGGCATATGCTTATAAACGTAACAATAAAATATACTGGCGTAGCAAGTGTGACACTTGCATAAGAAAGAATGCAGGAAAGCGTGTTGGAGGTATAACTCCCCTACAAAGATCCGGGTATAAAAAACACAAGAAATGTGAACTATGTGGCTTTAAAGCACAGGACAGCAATCAACTGGATGTGCTGTTTGTTGACGGTAATTTACGTAATGCTGTGGCTACTAATTTAAAAACTGTTTGCGCCAATTGCCAAAGGCTGGGGCGTGTTCGTAGACTCGGCTGGCGTGTCGGTGATCTTGTTGCTGATGACTAGGTCATCTATTTGTTGAAATAATTCCTCTTTTGTACCATCATTTTTAATCGTGAAATCGAACTCTTCTTTGGCCCAAGCATATTCTGAAGCGTGTATGTCTTTTGGCTCTACATTCCCTTCAACGTAATTGACAAACCATTCGGGATCTTGGCCTCTTTTTACTAATATGATTTTGCCGCCCTCTGCCCTGATTTGTTTTACTTCATTTGGGAATCTAGTGTCTGCTATCACTGTATTTTGTCCCTTGTATCTGCCCATGCAACTGTCAACCCATATAGCATCGTACATTTGCCCACGCATGACTTCCGTGCCAAAGTATTGTAACACCCATCTTGGAGTAACAGGCTTGCCAAATTTTTCACTCCAAAATTTGTCTGGTTGTTCTCTCCAATGTCGGCTGGAATCTGTGTCACCTTCGAGCATATTTCTATCCCAATTGAACATGGATGCCACAGCATCTTTTAGACTTTTTGCAAAACTGTCTTTTTGATATCCGTGTTTTTCAACTAACCTATCGGAAACTGTACCTTTGCCAGAACCTATTAAACCTACTACGCCTATCAACATAGTACTATTATACTATTTTTTTAAACGTTTTTCAATCTCTTTTTTGACATCGTGTATCTGTGTCAATACCAGTTTACGCATACTCAGTTTCTTTTCTTTTAGGCAATGGATAGAAATGTTTTCTAAATCATCTACCATGTCGGCTAGTTCATCTATTGTGCATTTGGTAAGTTTTTTGTATTTGGAGTTTAGTATTGGCATACTCGTATTTAAATGTATATACAGTAGACTTTACCGGTACTAGAAGTTAACCGATAACAAAACTGTGAGGTGTTCCGCCTTCTTGGAAATTACCAATATCGCCTTCGAGCCTATCAATCTCTGCTTGACCTTCTTGCTTCAGTGCATCACCGTTAAGTGTTGTGCCACCTTGTGGTCCTGCGATGGTATTGAACTTGCCTCTAGCTTCACCTAGCATAATTTTAGATACAGCAAGTGTGTAATCTCTGATCCACGGTTTAGAATAGATATCCTTGAACAATGTTATGTCAGGTCTGTAGTTGTCAGTGTGCATGAGCACTGTTTCGTTGTCAGCTCTAGGTTTCTGTGTGATAGTTAATTTTTTAGTTGCTACATCAAAATGGAATTGGATAAAACTTCCAAACATCTTACCTACCATTTCTTGGTATGATGCAAAAGCATAGTAAGTTGCTAACCCACCAGTCGCACCTGCTCTCAACAAGTATGTGTTTGTGTAGGCCAAGTTGAAAGGTTCGAACAGTGTTCCACCTTCTCCACCTTCGGATCTTGATCCTACTGTTCTTCTGTTCAAGTTCCTCACATTTATTATTTCATCTGGTAGAATATATGAGTTTTGATCTTTGTTTAAAGTAAGAAAAGCATATGATTCTTCCACAGCGTTCGATGATCTCTGTCTATATTTGTTAAGTGCTCTTTCCAGTGCCGTTTGGTAGTGTTTAGGGTCTAATTCAACGTCAATCATTCCTTCACCTAGGTTGTTCTTAACGTAATCGAATATTTCCTGCTGACCTGTTTGTAGTTCTGACATACTCATATTTATAGTCATTGCCTGTGCAATAAATATGTATGATATGCCAAGATTATCCATTTTTAAGCCTGAAAAGGGCAACGACTACAAGTTCTTTGATCGCAACATCAGAGAGATGTTTCAAGTCGGCGGCACGGATCTTCACTTTCACAAGTACCTAGGACCTTACGACCAGGGCGACACTAACAAGGACGGAGCGGCCTCTCCGAGTCAACCCAGAGTAACAGGAAGCGATCTAAACGAAACTACCATACAAGATCTATTATTTTTAGAGAACAGAGACAGGAAATATGCAGGCGACATATACACTGTTAGGGGAATATACAATGTACAAGACCAGGACTTTAATCTATCTCAGTTTGGTATGTTTTTATCCAATGACACATTATTTTTGACTGTGCATCTAAACGATATTGTTGAAAGACTTGGCAGAAAACCCATGAGTGGCGATGTTATAGAATTCCCGCACATGAAAGAAGATTATTCATTAGATGAAAGTATACCAATTGCACTGAAAAGATACTATGTTGTTGAAGATGTAAACAGAGCCGCTGAAGGTTTTTCACAGACTTGGTGGCCACACCTGTTAAGACTTAAAATGAAAACTTTAGTCGATTCACAAGAATTCAGAGATGTAATTGGTGATGCAACCACCGAAGGATCTGTTGCAAATTACATGAGTACCTACAACAGAGAAAAAACCATAAACGATCAAGTTGTTGCACAGGCAGAATCAGATGCTCCAAAGGCAGGCTTCAACTACAAACAATATTATGTTGCACCAATAGACGAAAGAGGAAACATACGTACCGAGAATGTTAACACAGCGGCCCAAAGAGCAAGTAGCAGTAACACCGTGAATGCCACGATAGACACTCCTGCAAGTTCACACTACGGATTCTATCTAGATGGAGACGGTGTTGCACCCAACGGTAATCCTGCAGGGTTTGGTATAACGTTCCCAACAACGGGCGTAGATAAAGGTGACTACTTCTTGAGGACAGATTTCTTACCCAACAGGCTGTTTAGATATGACGGAGCCAGATGGATCAAAATTGAGGACAGTGTTAGAATAACTACAACTAACAATGATTCTAGAGGAAACTACAAAACAAGTTTTGTCAACAATGCAACAGAATCAACTATAAACGGTTTAACAGTCACACAAAGACAGTCATTGACTGATGCTCTTAAACCAAAGGCTGACAATTAAGAATGTTACACTTTTACGAAGGACAGGTTAGGAAATTTTTAACTCAATTCATTAGAATTTTGAGTAACTTCTCTGTGGAAACAGGCAGAGGTAAAGACGGTGAAGTAAATTTAAGAGCTGTGCCTGTTGTGTATGGAGACCCAACAAGACAGGTTGCAAACATAATCAGGAACAATTCAGAGAACACATTACAGTATGCACCGAGAATTGCCGCTTATGTCAGAGAATTAAATTACGACAGGGAAAGAATGCAGAATCCTTATCACATAGAGAAACAGCATTTACGAGAGAGAGGAATAGATTCAGACGGCAACTACACCAACGAGATGGGTGCAGGTTACACGGTTGAGAAAGTGATGCCTTCTCCTTTCAGGATGGAAGTGTCGGCGGACATTTGGACAACAAACACAGACCAAAAATTACAGATAATGGAACAGATATTATACTTGTTCAATCCTGACTTCGAAATACAGAAAACTGACAACTACATAGATTGGACCAGTTTGAGTTACGTTGAACTGACAGGTACAACATTCAGCAGTAGAACAATACCGGTGGGTGCAGACTCGGAGATCGATGTCGCAACACTAACATTCTCGATGCCCATATGGTTATCACCACCGGTCAAAGTAAAAAAACTAGGTGTTGTACAGAAGATCATAATGAGCATATACGACGACGATGGTGGAATAGCCAAAGGATTAATAGATGGCGAACTAGTGTCAAAAAGTTTCATAACACCAAACAATTTTGGATTGTTGGTCACAGGAAATCAATTGAGATTGCTAGGTTCAACGGGCGTAAATGTCAAATCAGGCGGAGATGGATTCCAGACAGGCGCCAACGAACCCAACAACTTTGATCCTTTTGAAACGTTTGGACCGGCAGTGAACTGGAAAGTATTATTAGATCAGTACGGAAAAGTAACAAACGGTACATCACAGATAAGATTATCACAACCAAACGGAAACGAGATCATTGGTACAATAGCAACAACAACATTAGATGACACAATATTGTTATACACCATAGACGNNGATACNATACCAAGCAACACACTGACAGCAGTTAAGAAGATNATCAATCCTGCAACATTTGATCCTGGAACACCAGCAAATGGTGACAGATACTTGGTCATAAACGATGTGGGGGACAGCACAGCCAGTTTCCAGAGCGCCACTTGGGGTACACTTGTAGCCAGCGTTGGCGACATCATAGAATACAACAGCACAACATCAAAATGGAACATAGCCTTTGATGCATCAAATCCTGATTCAACACAACACTACGTTACCAACCTGAACACGGGCATACAGTACAGGTTCAACGGCACGGAATGGGTCAAATCATACGAGGGCGTTTACACACAAGGTAATTGGAGCATCGTGTTAGACGGTGGAGCAGATCCGGGGTACAACTCAAGCCTTGACGCTACCACCCCATAGTTGTTATAATATAGCATGAAAGAAAACATAGTTTGTTCAGGTGCACTGTTCTACGCGACAAGCACCAAACGTTTCCTGTTCCTACAGAGGACTGACAAGAAAACACAGGGCATGTGGGGATTGGTTGGCGGCAAAAGTAAATTCACGGAGAGTGCATTCGAAGGACTGAAACGTGAGATAGAGGAAGAAACTGGCAGTTTACCTAAATTTAGAAAAGTAATTCCTTTGGAAATGTTCACTTCCAACGATCAGAAGTTCTTCTTCCATACATATCTAGTAGCAATAGAATCAGAATTCATACCCAAGTTGAACGAAGAACATTCGGGATACTGTTGGACTGCGTTTGAATGTTGGCCCAAGAACCTGCACATGGGTCTCAAGAATACACTCAATAATAAAAGTATAAAAGGCAAGTTACAAACTATATTAGACTTGATTGTTTAATCAGCATTAATTCCATGAGCCAAAAAAAAAGGCCCGGTATTTCTACAAGGCCTTTTGATTCTACTAAAAAGTAAAAATATTTATTAGTGACTAACTCTAACTGCCGCTAATACTGA